GCCCTGAAGAGTGCTGCTAACGGGCTTAGCCGGCCATTTGCCGTGCAAAGACGTTGAACATTGACAAACGAGGCCGCCCGCAAATAACTGACATGCGGGCACGTCCGCAGTCACCAAGTCGGATGCGCAGTGGGCCACTGCTTCCCGCGTCTGACCACACATCACGAGGCCACGCCTCGCCCATTGGCGTGCGGTAGTCACCGCCGCCGCAAGCGCGCTCGCGTCCCAGACCGCACCCATTGACCTGCCGCTGTACTGAAGCACCGCGCTGCGGGCTGGTGCCTGCACGACTGACCTTTTCAGAGGCCAGACCATGAAAACAACCATTACGACCACCCTCGACACGGACAACTACGACCTGCTGGCTGGCCTGGCCGAGCCCACAGCCTGTTCTTCCGCCTATGGCCTTTGTGAGTAGCAGGGACATGGGCGCCTATTACAACGAGATCGATCCGTATGCAGCCGCATGGCTGCGCAACCTGATCGCCGCCGGCCACATCGTGCCGGGCGATGTTGACGAAAGAGACATTCAAGATGTGCGACCCGAAGACCTACGGGGCTACAAGCAGCACCACTTCTTCGCCGGTGTCGGCGTCTGGTCCTTGGCACTGCGCCGCGCAGGCTGGCCAGATGACCGGTCCGTCTGGACCGGCTCCTGTCCGTGCCAGCCTTTCTCCCAGGCAGGCAAAGGACTCGCGTTTGCTGACGAGCGGCACTTGTGGCCAGCCTGGTACCACCTCATCAGCGAGTGCCGACCTGCAGTTGTTCTTGGAGAGCAGGTTGCGAGCAACAACGCGGACACTTGGATCGACCTTGTACAAGATGACATGGAGGCCGTGGGTCACGCCTTCGGGGCGGTCCCGTTTCCGGCTGCGGGCGTCGGTGCCCCGCACATCCGGGACCGGCTCTACTGGGTGGCCTACGCCGACGGCTTGCGAAGCCGGCGGTACTCCCGAGCAGTTCGTCGCGCGAAAGCTGAGATCAATCGCGAAGGGAGCGAAGATGGGGGCAAGCCTGACGGATTTGAGCTTGGTCGCACAAATGGCAGGCTGGCCTACTCCCTGCCAGCAGGACGGACCGAAGGGCGGACCGTCACAGGGCACCGATCGCCTTCCGGGCTGTGCGTCGTTGGCGGGCTGGCCGACACCAATGGCGGGTACACCGGCGCAGAACGGCAACAACGCAGCGGGCAACAACGACAGCAGCCGGAAGACGGCGGCATTGGTCTCGGGCTGGGCTACGCCGAACGCGAGGGACTGGCACTCGGCCAGCGGCTCGCCGGAGTTCCTTGCACAGCGGGCGGAACAGACCCGCGGCAAGCCGTTGAGCGAGCAGGCATTCACGTTGCTTCCGGGCCCGGCCCGACAAACGGCCTGTGGCGAGATGCTGACTGGCTCCTGTGCCGGGATGGACGCTGGCGGCCAGTTGAACCCGGCGCATTCCCGCTGGCTCATGGGGCTCCCGCCCGAGTGGGACGCCTGCGCGCCTTTGGTAACGCGATCAACGCAGAAGCGGCGCGTGCCTTCATCGCACACGTGATGGAGTGGCTGTAATCCCCGCCGCTTCGGCCGCTCGCTGCGGTGTTCAATATCGTTTCCAGTAAGAGAAAAAATCGTAGGTGGCAAACCAACGCATCTCCATCCTCGTCGCGCTCGATGGCGCCGACGAGGGGCTCAAACGCGCCATCACCTCTGCCGAGCGCAGCCTCGGTGAATTGGCCGCATCAGCCAAGACCGCAGGCGACAGGGCCGCAGTGGGCATCGCCCAGGTCAAGGCTGGCGTGTCCGTCGTCAGCGAGCAGGTCGCCGCAGCGAGAACGCAGCTGCTCGCCTTCCTCTCGATCAACTGGGTCGCCGGCAAGGTACAGGAGGCCGTTCAGGTCGCCGACGCCTGGAACATGATGGCTGCGCGCCTGAAGCTGGCGACGGCCGGCCAGCGCGAGTTCACGACCGCGCAGACGGCACTGTTCGACATCGCCCAGCGCATCGGCGTGCCGATTCAGGAGACGGCCACGCTGTACGGCAAGCTCCAGCAAGCGGTGCGCATGCTCGGCGGCGAGCAGAAGGAGGCGCTCACCATCACCGAGAGCATCTCGCAGGCGCTGCGCATCTCCGGGGCGTCCGCCAACGAGACGCAATCGGCCCTGCTGCAGTTCGGCCAGGCCCTGGCGGCGGGCGTGCTGCGCGGCGAGGAGTTCAACTCGGTGGTCGAGAACAGCCCCCGGCTCGCGCAGGCCCTGGCCGATGGCCTGAACGTCCCGATCGGCCGGCTGCGCAAGATGGCGGAGGAGGGCAGGCTGACCGCCGACGTGGTGGTCAACGCGCTGCTGTCCCAGAAAGACAAGCTCGCCACCGAATACGCCCAGCTGCCGGCGACGGTCAGTCAGGCGTTCGAGCGGCTGCGCAATGCCTTCGGGCAGTACATCAACCGGATCGACCAGGCCACCGGCTTCACCGCCAAGCTGTCCGAGGCACTGACGTGGATAGCGCAGAACCTCGACATGGTGATGCGCTGGCTCACACGCATCGCCGAGGTTGGCCTCGCCGTGCTCGTCTACCGGCTGCTCCCAGCCCTGATCACCGCGTGGCAGACCGCAGGCGCCGCCGCCATCACGGCAGCGAGCGCCACCTCCGCCGCCTGGGCCACTGCCAACCTGCAGGTGTCGGCCGCCATTGCGAGCGTGGGCGTACTCCGGACCGGCTTCGCCACCCTGGGCGCGTTCCTCGTCGGCTGGGAGATCGGCACGTGGCTGTCGGAGAAGTTCGAGACCGTGCGCCGCGCCGGCATCTTGATGGTCGAGGTGCTGATCCGCTCCGTCGAGGAGTTGCAGTTTCACTGGGAGGTGTTCGCTGCGATCTTCACCTCCGACACCATCGCTGAGGCGACCCAGCGGCACCAGGCACGGCTGGGCGACATGAACCGGATCTTCGCGCAGATGGTCGCCGATGCCGGCCGGGGGACGGATGCGGCCAAGGGCGCCATGAACGCGGCAGCCGGTGCCGCCGAGGAGATCGCCAAGCGTCTGGAGGCGGTGCGCCAGGGCACGCAGGAGGCGGTCGGCCGCGGCGCCGAGGCTGTCCACACGGCCCTGGAGAAACTCAAATCCCGGATCGGCGAGGTCGAGCAGGCGGTCTCCAAGGCGAGCGCCACGGTGAACGACGCCACCGCCAGGATGGCCGAGGCGTACAAGGGACTCGGCTCCATGGTCGAAGCAAACCTGCAGCGCCAGGTCGAGGCGGTCAAGGCGCGCTACCAGCAGGAGCAGGCGGCGCTGGAGCGCTCGGGGCAGGCGCAGGCGGTGCAGATCGCCAAGTCGACCCAACTGCTGGTCGGAGCCCTCACGCAGCAGACGGCGTTGCGCCAGCAGGCCGCGACCGATGCGTTGAAGCTGATCGATGACGAGTCGCGCGCCCGCGTCAACGCCGCCGCGCGTGACGGCAAGACCGAGGCCGAGCGTGCGGCCAACGTGCAGCGGGTCGAGAACGAGATCCTGGCCACGCGCCGGCAGACGCTGACCCAGGCGGCCGCAGAATACCGCCAGCACATCGATGCGCTCAACGCCGAGGCCAACCGGCATCTGGCCGAGGTCCGGCACATCGAGGACGAGAAGCGCCAGCTGTCGATGTCGACCGAGGAGCGCATCCGCGACATCCGCCGCACGGGGCTATCGGACTACGAGGCCCAGGAGGACCGCAAACGCCAGATCGCGGAATACCAAGCCAGTGCGCGTGCAGCCTTGGCCGACGGCGAATTCGACCAGGCCCGCCAGCGCGCCAGCAAGGCCATGGACCTGGCTGCCCAGGTAGCGAGTACGCAATCGAGCGAAGCCAAGCGCGCGGAGGATGCGCGCCGGCAATCCGAGCAGGCTGTCTCGCAGGTGGTCCAACTGGAAGCCCAGGCCAGGGAAGCGACCGGCCGCCGGGAATATGCACAGGCCGAAGCCCTGACGCGGCAGGCGGACGAGCTACGCGCCCGATCGGCACAGCAGGCGGCGAATGCCGACGCCCAGGCCGTGCAGGGCAAGGCCGCCGTCAATGAAGCCATCGGCCGCATCCGGGATTCCGAGACCATCCTCAACCAGACGCTCGATGCGGAGGCCCAGGCGCACCAGCGCGCCGCGCAGTCGGCGGTGTCGGCCCGCCAGGGCATCCAGCAGACGCTGGCGCAGACCGACAGCCAGATCGCCCAGCTGACGGCCAAACTGCAGCAGGGGCTCAAGGTCACCGTTGATGCGGACACCCAGCGCTTCGACAAGGCCATCGCCGACCTCGACAAAGCCCTGGCCGAGCGCGAGCGGCTGGTGGTCATCAAGGCCGATCTGGAGCAGGCCGAGAAAACGTTGCAGGACTACGAGCAGCGCCTGAAGGAAGGCAGGACCTTGCCGGTCGATGCCGACGTGTCCAAGGCCACTGCGGCGTTGGACAGGCTCAACGCTTATGCCAAGGAAACCTCGCAGCTCGAATTGAAGGTTGCCACCGAGAAGGCACAAGCCGCGATTTCCAACGTCAGAAACCAGATCGCGGCCCTGGACCGCATCCAGACCGAGTCAAGCCACCTCGTGGCCAGCAATGTCAACGCCGTGCGCGCCGAGGTCCAGAGCCTGAACGGCATGAACACGTCATCCACCCACACGATTGCCGTGCGCCGGGTCGAGGCGAATGCCGCGGGCGGCGTGGTCGGCGGCGGGGTGCGGCAGTTCGCCGATGGCGGGCCGGTCGCGCCCGCCTTCCCGCGCATGAGCGGCGGTTCGGTGCCGGGCACGGGCGATCAGGACACGGTGCCGCGCACGCTGGACGCCGGGGCCTTCGTGATCCGCAAGGCGGCGGTGCGCAAGTACGGGGCCGGAACGCTCGCGCAGCTCGCCAACGGCGTGGCCCGCTTCGCCACGGGCGGGGCGGTGCTGTTCGGGGGACGTGGCGGCGGCCAGCCGGGCGGCGCCAAGCGCAACCGCGACGTGGTCGAGGCCCGCAAGATGATCGACCTGGGCCTGCAGGGCATGGGCGACTACACGTCCTGGGCGCAGCACCAGGGCGGGGCCTGGGTCAGTTCGGACATGCGCTCGCGCACGATGACGAACTACGGCCGGCAGGCCGAGCGCGACCGGCAGGCGCTCGATGGGCTGGCCGAACGCAAGCAACTGACCACCGCCGAGCGCCAGACCATCGAGCGCATCAAGACCACGTGGCGTCAGGCCATGGCCCAGCCGATGCTGTGGGGCCGGGATCTGGAACGCGACCTGCTCGACTACATGGAGCAGCACCAGGGCGAGTTCTACCGCGACGGCGGTGTGGCGCCTTCCGACACGGTGCCCGCCATGCTGACGCCCGGCGAATACGTCGTGAACCGGCAGGCGGTGGAGCGCCACGGCGTGGCCTTCTTCGATGCCATCAACAACCTGGCGCTGCCGGCCCGCGCGCTGGCGAACACCGTCCGGGGCTACGCCACCGGCGGGCTCGTGCAGCCGCTGGCCGGCATGGCGGCCAGGGCGTCGCAAGCGGTGTCGGGCGCCTGGAAGGGTGCCGACCCGGCTGCGGCGCTGTCGCAGGTGCTGGCCACGTCCATGCGTATGCCGGCACCCGCCTACGCGGCAGAGGTGGCGCCAGCTCGCACCATCCGCGTGGAACTGGCCTCTGGCGGCCGGACGGTCGCCGCCACCATCGACGCCCGCGACGAAGCGCGGCTGCTCGAACTCCTCAAAGAAGCCCAATCCCGGGCGCTGTAACTCCGATGCAATTGAAGAACCTGGCGGACAGCGCGGTCCTCGCGCTGCCCGATGACCTGCTATGGGCGGACGAACACGCCTGGACACCCGCCGTGGCGGCGGTGTCGTACCTGCTGACCGGCGCGCTGCTGGTCGAGTCGGCCGCCCGCCAGAAGGGGCGGCCCATCACGCTGGTGGGCGCTGCCGACATGGCCTGGGTGACCCGCGCGACGGTGAGCACGCTGTACGCGTGGGCTGCGACGCCCAGCCTCCAGTTCGAACTGACCCACACCGATGGCCGCGCCTTCACCGTGGCCTTCCGGCATCACGAAACCGCCATCGAGGCCGAACCAGTGACCGGCTTCCCGGCCCGGCGCGACGCCGACTTTTACCGATTGACCCTCCGTCTGATGGAGATTTGAATGCCGATTCTTTCCGGCGACGTGAAGCTGCTGGCTTCCGAGCGCCTGCTCGACACGCCTGACGGCGGCGGCCGCATGACCGGCCACGTCGTGGTCGACGGCCAGTCGAACAACCTGTTCCCGGACATCTCCGAGCTCGACCGCACCTACGGGCGCGTGTCGTTGCGCAAATCCTTTGTCGGGGTGCTGACCGATTCGACCGACTCGTACTACGGCGCCCACGCCATCCTCGCCGAGGCGCCAACCGATCCACGTGTCTCAGTCACGTTGTTCACCACCAAGTCGTGGACCGACCGGCGCGATGCCGCTAAGGACCGCGTCGAGCGATACCTCGCGCGCGGCGTCAAATGGCCCGGCCAGTTGCTGGAGCGGCAGCTCACCGGCCAGCGTGCTATCACGCTGCTGCTGAAGCCTGCCGACGCCTTGCCACGCGTCGGGCAGGCGCTTGTGCTGGTGCAGGACGAAGCCAAACCGACCGAGACCGAGCAGTACGTGCGGGTCACGCGGATCACCACAACCGAGCGCGAATTCACCGTCAGCGAAGGCGGCGGCACCGTCAAGTTCTCGGCGATCGTGGCGACCTGCGAGATCTCCGATCCGTTGCGCTACGACTTCGAGGGGCCGGCGCCGTCCAACCGCGACGACGTCTCGGCCAAGGCCGCGGTGCGCGACACGATCGTCGCCAACGCCGCGGTCTATTACGGCATCGCCCCCACCGTGGCGGAGGTGCGGGTGGGGGACCTGCGCGTGCAGGTGCCGGGCCTGTTCGGGCAACTGGTGCCGTCCGCCCAGTCGGAGACTCCGCTGGTGGACTTGAACGCCGCCGGCCAAGCGGTGCCGCTGCTGGAGAGCGGCAGCGGCGTGCTGACCTACACGGCCAACGGCCAGGTCGCCAGCGGCCGCAACCTCTACCTGGGCAATCCGCTGGTGCCGGGCAGCCTGCGCATCGCCGGTGGCGGCTACACGTTCACCGATGCGGCGGGCCAGCTCAAGTCCGGCACGAGCACGATCGGCACGGTCGACTACGCTCGGGGTCTGGTGGCCTTCAAGGAGGGCACGCCGGGAAACGGCGGGGATTTCCAGGTCAGCTTCCGGCCCGCTGGCGCTCCCACCCGCGTAGCCGACACCGCCGCGATCGGCATCGCCCAGGAGAACCGGGGCTACGCCTACACCATCACCCTGTCGCCGCCCCCCAAGCCGGGGGCGCTGATCGTGTCCTACATGGCGCAGGGCAAGTGGTATGACCTGCGTGACCAGGGCGACGGGGCGATCCGGGGCAGCGATTCCTCCTTCGGGGCCGGGACCCTGGACTACGTGACAGGCTCGGTGATCCTCACCACTGGCGCGCTACCGGACGCCAATACGGCCATCCTCTTTGCTTGGGGCAGCGCGGCCAGCTACTTCAACCGGGTCGCGGCGCCGGTGGAACCACCCACCGTGCGCCACACCGTGGCCCATCCAGGCATCGCGCCGGGCACGCTGCGTATCACGTGGCCCGACGGCGCGCGCCAGCGCGCGGCCACCGACGACGGGCACGGGGTGATCACGGGCGACGGATCCGGCACCGTGCGCTATGCGCGCGGCGAGCTGGTCTTCCGGCCCGCCGTGCTGCCAGCCGGTGGTGCGGAACTGACCATCGACTACGAGTGGGGCCCGCCGCAGGAAGCGAACTTCGCGCACCCGCTGCGCAACGCCGATGGCACCGTCACGGTCCGGCTGGCGCAGACCGACATCCGCCCGAACACGGTCGAGCTCGAGTTCAACCTGCTGATCGAGAACTACCAGTCGATCTCGGGCACGCCCGCCGAGATGCAGGTGGTGCAGCGCGTTGACCCGATCAAGATCGCGCGTGACACCGGGGCTGGAGCGTTCGATAGCGCCGTAGTGGGCCGGATCGACTACGCCACCGGCACCATCACCTTCCGGCCCGACACGACGGTCAACATCCCGTTCGCGCGCTACAGCGTGCAGCAGCTGGGCTGGACAGTGGAGGGCAACGAGCGCCGTCCGGTCTACCGCAATACCTTCAGCCACTGGGAGTACAAGCCGGCCGGTGCGGCGATGCCCATCGATGAGTCGGGCTACGTCAAGGTGCGCTACCGCGCGGCCGACGCGGCGAACGCGGCGACCGAGACGGTGACGCTCGCGCAGCTGGAAGTCGACCTTACCGACCACTACGCCGAAGCCATCGTGCCCGGCAGCGTCCGCTTCGGCCTGGGCGGCAAGGTCTACGTGGACCGGCTGGGCTCGTTGGTGACCGACATCAACGCCAACACCGGGGCGGGCACCCAGGCCGGCACCATCGACTACGCGTCGGGCCGGGCGTTGCTGACCGTGTGGCAACCGGGCGCCGGCAACGTGGTGTCGATGCAGTCGCTGCTGACCGAACTGGGTGGCCAGCCGGTCGACGAGGTGACCTTCCGCGTGCCGGCGGCGCCGGTGCGACCGGGCAGCCTGCAGATCCGCGCCGTGCCCCTGACCGGTGGCCAGATCACGGCCACCGCCAACGCGGACGGCACCATCGCGGCTGCAGGCATGCTCGGCACGGTGGACTACCAAACAGGCGTGGTGCACGTGCGGTTCGGGCGCTTCGTGCCCGCCGCTGGCCGGGAGGGCGAGATCTGGTACAGCGTCGATGCCGTGCGCAACGGCCAGATCTTCCAGCCACTGCCGGTGCTGGCCGACACGCTGCGCTTCAACGCGGTGGCTTTCACGTACCTGCCACTGTCGGCGGACGTGCTTGGACTCGATCCGGTCCGGCTGCCGCTTGATGGCAAGGTGCCGATCTTCCGGCCGGGGGACGTGGCTGTGGTGCATCACACCGCGACCACGCCGTTTCCCGCCAATGCGCGCGCAGGCGACACGCTGGACGTTGGCCGCGTACGCCTGTCCACCCTGCGGGTACTGGACGCCGATGGCAAGCCGGTGTCCACGGATCGGTACACCGCCGATCTCGATGCCGGCACGGTGACGCTCAAGGCATCGCCCGCCGGTCTGGCCCAGCCGCTGGTGGCCGAACACCGTATCGAAGACATGGGCCTGATCTCGGACACGCAGATCAACGGCGTGCTAACGCTCACCCGGCCACTCACGCACGACTATCCCGCGCGCGAAGCGCGGGTGTCGTCGGCACTGATCATCGGCGACCTGCAGGCCCGCGCCCACACGCTGTTCGCGCAGCAGACCTGGACGGGGGAGTGGAAGGACGTGCGCATCGGCGCCAACACCATCGCCCAGTACAACGAGACGGTGTACCCGGTGGCGGTCACCAATCGCGGAAGCATTGAAGAGCGCTGGGCGCTGATCTTTACCAACACCAACGAGTTCCGCGTGGTCGGCGAGTCGGTCGGGCAGATCGCCGTGGGCAACACCGCCACGGATCTCGCACCGATCAATCCCGAGACCCACGCGCCGTATTTCACGCTGCGCGCGGGTGGCTGGGGCTCGGGCTGGGCCGCCGGCAATGTGCTGCGCCTCTCCACTGCGGCAGCCAACTTCCCTGTGTGGGTCGCGCGCACGACGCTGCAGGGGCCTGCCACGCAGGCGAGCGATTCCTTCCAGATCCAGATTCGCGGCGACATCGATCGCTGACTTTTATCTCCATGACCATCAAGTATTTCCAGTCCAACCAGACCGGTGCACCGCAACTGAGCGGCCAGCGCGGGACCCTGATCGCCGTGCTCAACGCCTGTCTCGGTAACGGCTTCAACCTGCGCACGCTGACCGCGATCACCCGCGAGGGCACGGTGGCGACCGGCACGGCGGACGCGGGCCACGGCTTCCGCGAGGACGACATCGTGCTGATCGCGGGGGCCAACGAGGCGGCGTACAACGGCGAGCACCGCATCCGCAATGTGACCACCAACACGTTCCAGTTCGACGTCGCGGCCGAGGCGGCTGAGCGTGCCACCGGGGCCATCACCGCGAAGATCGCGCCACTGGGGTGGGAGATGCCGTTCTCGGGCGAGGACCGCGCGGCCTACCGGTCGCGCGACGTGACCAGCAATCGCCTGTTCCTGCGCATCGACGAGACGCCGCTCGCGGGCGACGGCAACTACGGGCGCGGCCCGCGCACGGTGCTGGCGCAGATGTGGGAAGTGCTCAACGACGTCGACAACGGCAAGGGAAAGGCCGAGACGATGTGGCGCAAGGCACAGAACGACAACGCGACGACGCGCCCCTGGGTGCTGGTGGGCGACAGCAAACGCTTCTGGCTGATGGTGAACTGGAGCGAGAGCTACCCGAACCGCTACGCGCCGTACTTCTTTGGCGACTACCCGTCCTTCAAGGCGGGCGATGCCTACGACACGATGATCGCCGGCTACTACGACCTGAACATCAATTGGGCCGAACCTTCCAGCAACCTCGTCACGGACAACGTCTACTCGGTCGGATCGGGTGTCGGCAACACGGGCATCTGGCTGGCGCGCGGGTATTCGCAGCTGGGCGGTCGCATCAACGCACAGTGGGTCAGCGCCCCGGCGGGCGGGGGCAGCACGGGCCTTGGGGCCACCGCCGTGCCCTACCCGAACCCGGCCGACAACGGCATCTACGTGATGCCGCTGATGATTCAGGAGCAGACCGGCCCGTCGCTGCGCGGCCGGCTGCCGGGCTTGCTGTGTCCGCTGCAGTCGATCCCTGCGCCGGAGCCGTGGCGTTTCCCGGGCTTCGTGATCGACGGCACGCAGCGTGAGCTGCTGGTGGTCAATGGCGCGGCCAGCAACGGCAACGCGCGCCTGGCCTTCGATCTGACCGGTCCGTGGGACTGATCCATGGCCGGTGAAATCCCACGGGTCGTCGGCCCGCCCAGCCGGGTGTCGCCCGGTGCCATCACGGGTGCGCCCACCCGCCATGTGCTGCACAACGAGACCTCCGCGATCGCGCGGAGCGACGCGGGGCCACCAAGCCCGCTGGTGCCGGACGGCGTGGCACGCAGTGCGCCGGCCCCGCACCAGGGCGTCTCGCCGACGCGGCATGGCGAGCTGCCCGCCTCGCGTGCGCTCGAGTTCTGGGGCAACGGGCGCATCGAGGGGCGTGTGCGCATCGAGGGTGTGCCGGCTGCGCGCCGGGTGCGCTTGTTCGATGCACTGACGGGCCTGCTGGTCGCCGAGGCCTGGTCGCGCAGCGATGGCTTCTACCGCTTTGACTATCTCGATACCGGCCGCGACTTCTTCCTGCTGGCGCATGACCACGTGCGCCAGTTCAACGCGGTCATCGCCGACTGGGTCCGTCCCGAGCCCACCGTTTATCCATGATCACCCTGTCTGTACCGGTCCGGAATGGCCGATTGGCCGTGATCGGCCAAGCGCTGGATGCCGGCACCGCGGGCGGCCTGCTGCGCCTGTATTCCGCGCCACGTCCCGACATCGGGCAGGCGCTCGCCGAGCAGGTCCTGCTGGCCGAAGTTCGCCTGCCGCTGCCTTGCATGGGGAGCCTGGAAGGGGGCCGGCTCGTGTTCGCGCCGATCGGGCAGGCGCTGTGCCGCCGCTCCGGCATGGTGGCCTGGGCACGGCTGTCCGACAGCGACGGGCGCTGGGTAGCGGATCTGGATGCGGGGCTGCCAGACAGCGGTGCGGAGGTCGAACTGCCGAAGCTGCAGGTCTTCGCCGGCGGCGCGGTCAACGTGGAACTGGCTGAACTGACCGAATAGTGCCGTGACCGTCGATCTCGAATTCCGGGGGGCGTGGAAGCCTCCGAACGGCGGTGGTGCCGATCTCGACTTCGGGGATACGCGGCAAGCGGTTCCCGAGGCAGCCAGCGCCACGGTGCGCCTCCGGCTGGGTCCACCCAAGGCGCGCATCCGCGTGGCCTACGACAACCAGGTGAGCCGCAAGCTGGAGGGCGGTGGCCAGGTGCCGTGGCAACGCGCGCATCGCCAGGGAGCCGGCCTGCACGACGGCTGGAACGACAGTGCGCGCGACCGCAGTGCTGCGGCGGTGTCCTGGCAACCGTCCGTGACGCTGGCCGACACGGTCCAGTCGGCCGGCGGCGACAACCAGCGCGCCCGCAGCGCCAGCCGCGTGCGGTGGCAGGGCGCGGGTTCCGTGACGTGTGCCACCGGGGATCACTTTGATCCGCTGGCGTCGCAGCATCGAGAGCTCGACCTACTGTGGGGCGAGGGGGACGCCTTGTCCGGTGGCGTGATCAGCCCGTTCGTCTGGCTGGTGCCGCGTTCGCACGGCCAGTCGCTCGGGTGGCAGCCCGCTGTGCCGCTTGCTCTGCGCGAGGCGTTCGGGTTCTCGCCTGGACGCTGGCAATCGCGCCGGTGGTCACTGCCGTGGGAGATCGGCCGGCAGCCGCGCCCAGGCGAGTCGCACGTACTTGTGGACCCTCCCGTGGTCGAGCCGGCACCCAGGTATCACCCCGATCTCGACTTCATCTGCCATGCGACCCGCCAGGGCCTCGCGTGGCGCCCCGCGCTGCGGCTCGACTTCGGCGCCCACCCGTGCTGGCAGCCGGACGCCGGTGTCCTCAGCGTCCCCATCCTCAAGGTCTATTTTGTGAGCAACGCCGTTGATGTCGTGCGCCTGCCCGGCCGCGAGCCGATTCCCGTCAAAAGCCTCCAGATTGGCATCGATGCGGATTCCTGGGCGTGGGGGTTGTCGGCCAGCCTGCCGTACCGGGCACTGGAACTGGTCGAGCCGACCGCATCCGGGCCGGTGGAGATCGAGATCACGATCAATGGCGTGACCTGGGTGATGCTGGTCGAGGGGTTCGACGTGCGGCGCGAGTTCGGCCAGGCGAGCCTCAACATCCGGGGCCGCTCGACGGCGGCGTATCTGGCCGAACCCTATGCGCCAAAGCGATCCTTCGTGCCGGCGGCTCCCTTCACCGCGCGCCAGCTGGCCGAGCAGGAGCTGACGCGCGCGGGGCTGGTGACCGGCTTCACGCTCGACTGGCGGTTGCCGGACTGGCTGGTGCCCGAGGGCAGTTGGGGCTACCAGTCGCTGAGTCCGATGGGTGTGATCGGCCGCATTGCTGAATCGGTCGGCGGCTACGTCAATGCCCATCCGCGACTGCGAACGCTGGTGGCCAAGTCCCGGTATCCGGTGCTGCCCTGGAACTGGGCAGCCGAGGTTCCGGACCGGACGCTGCCCATCGACGTGGTCAAGACGCTGAACCTGCGCTGGCAGGAGAAGCCCACCTTCAACGCGGTGTACGTCTGTGGCGAGCGCCAGGGCGTCACCGGGCACGTGGTGCGCGCCGGTACGGCGGGCGATCTGGTCGCGCCGACGGTGGTCGATGGGCTGATCACCCACGCCGATGCCGCCCGTGAGCGGGGTCGCTCGATCTTGGCCGACGTCGGCCGGCAGGCGGTCGTCACGTTGGAGTTACCGATGCTCAGTTCGCTCGGCCTGCTCGATCCGGGCCTGCTGCTTGCCGTCGGCGAGGGCGGCAAGGACTGGCGTGGCCTGGTGCGTGCCACCAGCGTCGCCGCCGAGTGGAACGAATCCCTGACCGTGCGCCAGACCATCGAGGTTCAGCGCCACTACCTGTAGGAGCCCGCAATGCCCAACCTGTGGCGGCAGTTCGAGGACTTGCTGCCGGATGCCCCCCTGCTGGTCGGCACCGTGGTGACCTCTCACGACGACGGCACGGTCACCGTCCAACTGCTCGGCGGCGGGCTCGTGCGCGTTACAGGCGCCGGAGGGCCCGGTGACCGCCTGTTCGTGCGCGGTAGCGAGGTCGTTGGTCCCGCGCCGACGCTGCCGACCGTCGAGATCGAAATCTGAATCGCTATTTCTCTTTTGCAACTGGAACCCGCCCTTGAGGCGGGTTTTGTTTTTTTGGAGCACATCAATGAACGCACCGATGGTGGCCGACGGCATGGTGACCATGCCGCGGG